CTAATTCTTCACCTTTTAGTTTAACAAGTTTAGCTTGTAAATCATTTATTTTTTGTTGTTCTTCAACTGTTGCTTTATCAGCTTTAGCTAACATTTCTTTTTGCTTACTATAACCAAGAAAAAAACCAGTAAGACCAGCATTAAATCGTTCCGTTAAAGTAATTTCTTTTGCTGCTGCCTTTTCTTGCTCTATTTGTGTTTCAAGTATTTTAATTGATGTTTTTAGTATCGCATCTTTTGCTATTAATATTTGTTTTTGTTTTTCAAGATTTTCTGCATTATCTATACCTCTTTGTTCGTTGTATTTTTGCTCTTTTTGTAAAAGTGATAATTTTGTTTCAACTGTGTTTTTATTTTGTTCAAGTAGTTCTTGTTGTTTTTCTAAATCTTTATTTATAAAACCTAATGCTTCACCTATTTCATCCCAATATTCAACAACCAAACCTAAAGCAACAACTAAAGCACCAATACCAGTTGATATTAATGCAGTTTTCATTGCCTTACCACTTAACTTTGCAGCCTTGCCTACTGCAACTAATTTAGATGCTAAACCACCAGTATATCTATCTAATTTTCTAACTACTTCATTTCCTAATTGTAAACCAACATCTAATTTTTTACCAGTTCTTTCTGCTTCCTTACCTAAATCTTTTACTTCTTCTGTTAATTTTTTAACACGCTTTTCTGCTTCTTTTGTGTTTGCTGCTAATTCTACTGCTACTTTTTCCATCTAACTTGTTTTATTAGTTTATAACCATTCTTTACTGATGTAGGTAAAGCGTATTTGCCTTGTGCAATACGTATGTTTTCCGTTTCCCCTTTTACTTCTTGTAGTAAGTCTAATATATTTTTTATCATAAATCACAATTTAATAATTCAAATTCTGTTTTTCCAGTTGTTAGATTTGTGGTCATTGAATTAATTTTGTAATATTTTTGCCCTATTTCTATTCTATCATATAATTGTAAACTACTAAATATTTTATATGGTAGGTATGCAGTTACTTTTGTTAATCTTCTTGTTGGACTAAACACCTCATTTATATAATTACTATATTGTGTTTGAAATAAACTATCAGTAAAAGCAGTAGCATTAGCATTACTATTTGCATTATATTCGTTAATATATCCATCAAAATGTATATTTACCTTACTTGTACTTGAATTAATATCTTTACTATTCATAGGTATATAGTAGTTATTAATACTTGTTTTATTATTAGCTAAATCTCTAATCGCAATATTAGTTCCACTTGCTATTCTGTATTTGTAAAATATTAAAGGCTCACCAATATATGATTCTTTGTTATCATCTACAAAATAGCCATATTGAATATCAGTATTTGAACCATCTCTTTGGTTAACTAATCTTTCATACATCATATGTTCAAAAGGTATTTCAATTTTATATTCGGTGCTTGGTGTATCGTAAATATCACCATCTAATGAATAACTACTTGAACCCCAAACTTTATTGTTTAATTGATTAAATTGTTGTGCTAAAAATGTTTTAACACCTTTGTAAGTGAAATTAATTTTAGAAAAAGGTAATGCAATATCTACTGAAGATTTTGTAGTATCTAAATACTTATCAATATTTACGGGTACAACTTGACCTTGTAATGTTGGTGCTTTACTGTAAAAATCATCTAATGGTTGTACTACAATAATATCGTTTTCTACGTATGCAGTTAAATTAAACATTTGAAATAAACCAGTTAGAAAATCTATAATTTTCATTTTAGGTATTTGCTCTAATATATTAAATTGTATAGTTAAATTTGTAGTAAATGCACTTGCATTACTGTATCGATATATAGATGTTATTTGTTGTACTGGATTAAATTCAACTTCTACGGATCTAACATACCATTCTATTTTACCAATAGCAAATTCAATAGTTGATTTACACGCTATTTGCACAACATACAAACCCATATTATCTAAATCATTATCAAAATCTATTGTTTGATTGCCTTGTTGGTTAACAAAACCTCCTACTTCAACACTACCCGATGCTAAATTAAATACCCTAACACTATAATCTACTGTTTGTTGTGTTGGTACAAATGATAAAGTTACTGATGTAAAACCATTATTTTGATTAGGTGTTTCTGATGGATAGTTTAATTGTAATCTTAAAGAACCCGATTGAATAATAGAATTTCTTGGGTTGCCATTATTAGATGTTTCTTGAAAATCAGAAGATGTATTATAAACCCTTTGCACTTGTTCAGTTGGCTCTACATCCCCTTTTTTTCGATGTAACCACATATACAAATTATAAAAATCTGTATTGGATGTATCATTAAAAAAATCATCTGAAAATGTAATATCTGGGTACTGTAATTCTATTGCTGATATTATAGCTTGTAATCTTAAAGCGTATTTGAATTGTGTAAAATTAAGACCATTATCAGCAAATGCACCATTACTACTATAAAACAAATTACCATAATCTACTTCGTGAATACTTGAATTGTAAGTTGCTCTATCTGTATGCGTAATTAATGGCACAATTAAATTACCTAAATATTCATTTTGCATAGCTGCTAAAACTGTACTATAATTATAATCAGTATCTAATATACTTAATTCAGTTAAATTACTTAATTGGTCATCACCTAAAATATCTTTTAAGTTAACTGTATCACCATAAAAAGTAACCTTGTATGTGTGTGGTACATTGTTTTTTAAATCAACACCAGTCAATGCTATTTTACCAGTCTTATATGGTATATTATTTAGTTCTAATGCAGCATTTACTTTAACCCTTGCATCAAAACCATCAGCTATATCATAATTGTAATAATGTTTAAAAATTGTATTGTTCTTTTTAGAAGCTGGTAATGAAAATGTTTTAGTAAATTCAGTAAAGATTTTCTTTATGTCTTTTACGTTTTGTATGGTTTGTGTAAAAGATACTGATTCATCTTTAAATTGATCTACTCTTTCTGCATCAGTATAAACAGTTACATTACCTATATATAAAACTAATTTTTGTTGCATTATCTAATATTGTTTATGTAATCAAATGCTTCTTCAAAATCAATAGTGTATTCTATTAGTTTATCGTTAACAGATGTTTTAAATGCTATTGATGATTTTTTAACTTTTACTGGTATAACTTCATCAGCACCACTAACTTTATTTATTCGCTCATACCAAACGTATTCACTTAATAAAAGTTCTTCAAAGAAATTATTAGCACCTTGTGGATAGTAACCACTACTTAAAGTAAATGTTTGTTTAGCAGTTGTATTAAACGTTTTATTAGGTGCATTAGAAATAGAATAGGTAGCTGGATTATTTGTGCTTGGGTATGTTAGTGTATTTGTTTTGTACCCCTCATTTTTTCTTGCAAGTGTTTTAGTTTCTTTTAAGAAAAACCATAAGTCTTGTTGAACACCATAGCGATTAATAAATATAATTTTTTTACCACTACCATATTTAGTACATTCTATTCTTTTTATAGTTGATGGGTATGTGCCACCTATTTCAGTTGAACCTTGTGCAAAACTAATTACTGGTATTACACTACCAAGAGTTTGTGGTACTTTACCAGTAAAAGCAGAAACACCAGCAATACTTTTAGGATAGTATAATTGTACTTCGTTTGTATCTGGATTTTTAGAAATTAAATACGCAGCAGTTGGTAATGTTGGGTTTGTGTTTTCTTCAAAATATCCATAGGCTTCAAAACCTACATCTGTAAAAGTAGTTGCTGAACCTACAACTGAACCAGTAGCATCAAATCCACTATAATTTGTTAGCGTAGTAGATATTGCTATTGTTTGTGGTATGTAATTACTGGCATAAGTTATATCTAAATAATCTCTTGCAAGTTCTGATATATCAAAATTTACTGTTATACTCTTTCTTACGTTTTTAATTAATGTATATCTTAAAGTTCCATCAATAGTAATTTGACATAAAGTAGAAGCAACACCACTTACTGGTATTTCCTTATACTTAAATTGTGGACTGCGTAAAGCTATTCTTGCCATATCTTATTTCTTTTGTGCTAATGTTATTGCGTACTCTACATCTAATATAAATGCTTCTTGCAATTCTTGTGGTAACCTTTCAAAACCCATTTCAAATGATTTGGTAAAAAACATTGTTGCCTTAATTCCTTTTTTCTTTATACTATCAGCTAATATATAACCCATAGATTTGTAAGTTATAAACCTACCAGTTTTTTTACTTCTTGGTATTTTATTTAATTTAGCTTTTGCCCACTTTGAAAATATACCAGTATTATATTCTAACCCTCTTAAATTACTGCTTGGCTTATAACTAAATGGACTGTTTTTATTTTCTATGTAATTACTATTAACACCCTTTACACCCCTATCTTGATATTCCCCATATTCTTCCATTTTAAAATCAAGAATAAAACCATCATCTGCTTTTTCAAAATCACACTTTAAAGAATCATATAATTCCCTTGTATAGTTTCTCTTTTTTTTAGTTAGTCTTGTTCTTGACTGTTGGATCACATATTTAGAAAATGATTCTAATGCTTTTTGTGTATTGGTTAAATCCATTAGCAGATAGTTATATCATTGTATATTAATATTTCTATACCACAAGTCCAACCAGCTAACATATTTTCAAACCTATCATAAAAAGGTTCACAAGTTGGGTTACCCTCTAACTGGTACATATCTGTATGTAAATTTCCTTTACGTAAGTTTTGTATTAATTTATTTAAAACACTTAACTGTGTGTTAAGTATATCTTGTTCATTATCATTTCCAGTAAACCTATCAAGTGTTAATTCTTTTGATTGATCTACAATATCACAAGCAATTACTGTAATGTTAAATCTTAATACTTGTTCCTCTGCTACTACATTGTTTACTATTAAATGACCTAAAGGAAATATATCTTGTTTGTTTAAATTCAATTTTGAAACATCACCAGTTGAAACAGTATTGATGTTTACATCTGCAAGTAGTTGTTCTTTTATAGTTTCGGTTAATTGATAAAAACCTCTTATTCCTTGATTGCTCATCTTTTGAATTTACTTTTAATTTGTTTTGATTCTATTTCGTTTTTTTCCTTTACAAATGATAACATCATAAAACATTTATGTACTTCTAATTTGGTGATATTTTCAAGTCTTGTAATATCTCCATTAGCGAGTGTGTATATTGACTGATACCATCCCCATTTTCTGCTAAAATTTGCTGATGCGTTAAGTTCATTTCCTCCCCCATTTCCGAATAGTTCAGAATAGTTTTCGACAAGTCTATCCCTAAATTCCACAAAAAAAAAATTGATGACAAAACTGCATCCATTGGCATATCCAATAAATTTTCGCTTGTATCAACATTGTATTCTTTTATTGAGTACCTATCTTTTAATTTGTTTTCTATTGGTCTGTATAGAACATTCATTGTCTTTTCCATATTTTCCCAATCTGCAATGTAAGTATCTACATCAATATATTCACCTAATGTTAATTCATCTAACTGTGGATGAAACCCATACTCAACACTATCAATTTTAAACCTTTGTACCAGCTTTGGTTTTTGTTCAAACAATGAATTGATCTTGCTTGTAATTTTATCAAAGTCTGCCATCTTTAAACGCATAACGTTTTTCAGTTCAATATCACAAAATATTTCAATAGCTTTAGCATTTAAAAAATGTGATTCCTCTGTTTGCTTTTGTATATTTAGAAACCTTTTGTATTGACCTAAAGTAATATCAGATAACTTTGTGGGTATTTCAATATTTATATTCATATCTATATAACGTATTTATTTAACTATTTTATAGTAGTAAATATAATAAAAAAAAAGCAGCCATTTCTGACTGCCCTTTCCTTTCATAAAAAAAACTACTAACCTAAATCATACTTGCTTCGTGGCAAGTTCCAGAACATACACCTTTATCGGTTTGCATTGCAGCACCACATTCGCTACACTCATATTCTGCTTGTTCGTGTGGGTTTAAAAAATCATCCCACATTATACTGATAGTATTACTGATGCTAATATTCTACCTAAAAAATAGATTAACGCAAAGATTATTAAATACTTTGTAAATTTCTTGAATTGTTTACCAGCTTTTGCTGAATTACTTTGTTTGTTCATTTGATTATGTTTTTAATTTGTACTACATCTACTGTACCATATTTCTTATGGATTTTTTTTAAATACACTTCTGCACGATCTATTTCCTCTTGACTGTTAGAATACATATAGGTATGCAGTTGGTCTTGTATTTCTGTTAGTTCTGTTTTCATAGGTGCAATATATAACCTTTTTAGTTATAAACAAAATTATTGATAACTTTTTTTAAGAAACGTAATAAGTTCCCCTATTAGGATTTTGTAATTGGTATGAAACACTATAACGTATTCCATCTATAATATGATTGAATTTATCTTGTGGTGTTTTAGACTTTTTCTCTAACCAGGAATAGTTGTTTAGTTCTTTAATTAAGTTGATACTGTTTTCTTCTATTACTAAATCATAATCTTGTAATAAAGATATTCCATAGGTTATAGATCCAGCACCTTTAATTGATGCAACAACATTACAACCCTTTGCTTTTATTTCGTGAATCAATCTTGGTTCAGCACTATCTGCTACTATTAAATTGTTTTTAGCGTGTTTTAAGTTCAGTTCAGCTATTTGTGATGTAGTAAGTCCTTTTAAGTAAAAACATTCCTTTAAATAGATTATTTTGTTTGTAGTATCTATATTGGTTTCTACTAATGTATTTTCATCATTTGCAAATCCGTAATCTTGACCAAAGACTGATACACCTACTTTTTTAAATTCACCTATCTTCCAGTTAGTAAATATTACACCCTCTGCTTTATCTAACCAACCACCTAACATTTGATGCTTGTATTTATTTGGTCTGCGTATTTTAATGTTCTCTATTTGCTCTAAATAACTTTTTGATAGGTTTTCTACATTATCTAAATAAGTAGTGTGTATGTACGTTGTATTGCCTTTTGTGGTGTTACTACCAGCTTGTATTCCTTTATCTTGAAAGAATCTATTATATATCCAATGTTCTT